CAACAGTGGCTGTCTTGCCCCTGCGAGCTTCACCAGCGGCTTTACCGCCTGCGTGTGGGTTAGGACTGCCCAACTTGGTGCCACGGCGTTTAGCGGCGGCTAGGGCGTCCTTGGTGCGCTCACTGATGCGGCGCCCCTCGAACTCAGCAAAGACTGACATCATCTGCAACATTGTGCGATCTGCTTCCGGCATATCGGCGCAAGTGATTGGCACATTAGCTTCAAGCAAGTTGGCAATGAATGCCACGTTACGAGCCAGACGATCCAGCTTGGCGATTAATAAGGTGGCGCCTTCGCGCTTGGCGTGGGCTAATGCCTCAGCAAGTAATGGGCGGTCATTCTTTTTACCGCTCTCAGTCTCAACGTATTCCGCAATGATGTTGTCAGCGAAGGGCGCGACAGCTACACGCTGGGCATCTAAGCCAAGGCCGGATAGACCTTGGCGTTGAGTTGATTGACGAAAATAAGCGATGTAGGTGGTCATTATGCTACCGCCTGATGTTCATCGATAATAGCTTCAAGTTCTTTAATAAACTCTTCACTGCAACGCCCAACGTCCAAAACGTAGTCTACTACACCCTTACAATGATAGTCAGAAGTAAAGTCTTCTCCATCGTTGTTTGGGTCTTCTGCGTTAGTTTCGTATAAGTTGTCAATAAATGCTGAAACATCGTACGCCGCTTCATCCTCAAAATATCTATCCGTTGCAAAACTTCCCAGTTTGTCTATCAGCTTTATATTTGTCATATCAAATCTCCCTTTCACTTACTTAAATACAGCCAAAATACATAATGTTCAAGTAAAATATAGCCAAAAAACGAAAAAAAATGATGGGGTGCTTGCAACCCTATGTATTTCTATATAATTATTTTCAGACCAATCGGGAGATACATATGGTTAATTCCAGAGCCAAAGGCAGTCGCAACGAATTAAAGGTGGCGGCAGATCTATACGAAGCCTTGGGCATTAAGTTTGAAAGAATACTAGATCAGACTAGGCAGGCTGGGCTGGGTGATCTGCGCCCGGTCAGCGGTTCGTTTCCCTTTACGCTAGAGCTGAAGCATTACAAGGAAGGCGTTCAGGCACGACCCGAATGGTGGGATCAGGCCATCACTGCGGCGCAGTTGGCAGGCAACTACCCAGCGCTGTTGTATCGCTACAACCGCCAGCCAGTACGTTGCCGGATACCGTTACAGGCGGTCATAGATATGCCAGAGTTTAACGTATACGCCGGGGGCGGCAATCCCTACGATTGGCGCTATGCGTGTGAGGTTGATTTTGACACGTTTTGCATGATCTGCCGGGAGCTGATGTAATGCTTTATGAAACCGAAGAAAACAAAACGGCAGAAGATAAACTGAGGACATCCTTGGGCGATGCGTATGGCTACAATATGGTGGCGTTGCCCATCAAGTACAGCCTCGATTGTCTCGCGTTTAAGGGTAAGGATGCCAAGTGTTTCTTTGAATTTAAGTGTCGGACGGTGGCAAGCACCGAATACGATACCGCCTTGGTCAATCTGCACAAGGTGATAGCCGCCGCCAACATAACCAAGGCGACAGGGCTAAAGTGTTGGCTGGTGGTGCAGTGGACAGATATGGTTGGCTTCATAGATTTTGAAGCTGACAAACAGATCGGGATGAGTAAACGGCGTGACCGCAATGAAGCGGCTGACTTGTTTGCTTACTACCCGGTGAGTGGGTTCAAGACATTGAGCCTTTATTGAAACTAGCGTTACAGTAGGAGTTATAGTTATGGCGTTAGGATTACAAACAGAAACCACCAGTGGTGGCGACATCGTTCCAATCGTTAAATGGGACGCAAAAGCTGGGGACATGATCGTTCAAGATCGTGTTCAGTCAGCCAGTGGCGAATGGCAGAAAGAGGAAAGGGAGATGCCCCTGCCCACGAAATTCGCTATGGATATGGCTGGAATGGAAGTTGGGTGGCTATCATTTGCTTCCGGCGCACCAGACTTTCGTATGGTGAAGCTGGGCGAAGCTATGCCGCCGAAGCCAGAGGGCGATTTCAAAAACGCCTTTCGGGTACGCATTGGATCAAAGGATCTGGGATTGCGTGAGTTCTCGCATAGCGCAAAGACTGTGATCCGGGCGATGGACACGTTGCATAATCAGTATGAAGCTGAGAAAGGCAACAACCCCGGCAAGATCCCAGTGGTGGAAATTTCCGGCACAGAAACCGTGAAGATCAATACTCCGCAGGGTGAGTTGCGCTTTAAGGTGCCGCAATGGTCTATCAGTGGGTGGACAGACAAGCCGGAAATGTTTAACAAAACAGCATCTGCGCCTGAGCCTGTCGCCGCTGAACCAGCTCCGGCTGTAAGCGATGACGACTTGTTCTAGGTCGTAGTAGACAGGGGCGTGGCACTCTCCCGGCCGCGCCCCTGTCGTTTCGGGAGATCGGGAGTGAGGCATAATAATGACAAACATAGCGGCTTATATAGACACGATTGCGCGACACTACTGGGGTGAGCCTACAAGTGTACGCGGCACAGAACTTAGGTGGGGGACACACGGCTCAAAGAGCGTGGATCTAAAGAAAGGTACCTTTTACGATCATGAGGCTGGCGAAGGTGGGGGCGTAGTGGATCTGGTAAAGATGCACGAAGGCGCCCAACTTGCCAGCTTGCCTGATATCTTAGAGCGGAAATTCGGGATACCAAAGCAGACGCAGAAGACACTGGCGCCAGCTCGTTGGTTGTCAAAGCGCTATGATTACTACGATGCTGATGGCGTTCTGGCGTATCAGGTGGAACGGTATGAGCCGAAGACATTCCGACAGCGGCGCCCTGATGGCGATGGCTGGGTGTACAATATGGATGGTGTTGAGGCATTGCCGTACCGCCTGCCGGAGATGATGCTAAACCCAGACAAGGTCATCGTCATAGTCGAGGGTGAAAAGTGTGTCGAGGCGTTAAGACGTTATAACGTCATAGCGTCATCAAATCACGGCGGCGCAGGGAATTGGAAGCCAGAGCTGAACCAGTATTTCAAAGACAGGAAGGTGGTCATCATTCCTGACGCGGATGCGGCTGGCGATAAACACGCCAGAAAGGTAATCCAGAACCTACTAGGCGTTGCCAAAGAGGTAAGGCGTGTGGATCTGCCGGGGCTATCGGACAAGCAGGATGTGTATGACTGGCTGAACTCAGGCAATGATGTGTCTAAATTAAAGGCGTTAATTAAGACATCAGAGCCTATCGTGGCTGTTGAAGCGGTCGAGGATACGCCAGAGGCGCCACAAGCTGATGTTTTCCAAACGTTCGATGAAACCTATCTTATTAATATGCCGCCAATCGATTGGCTGGTGGATGGTGTGCTTACCCGGCACGGCTTTAGCGTGATATACGGTGCGCCGGGTACTGGTAAATCATTCCTAGCGATTGATATGGCTATGTCTATTGCTCACGGTAAGCTGTGGCAGGAACGCCCTACAATGCGCGGTGGCGTTCTGTACATAGCTGGTGAGGGTGTTGGTGGCTTGGGCAAACGTGTGAAGGCGTGGCGGCTTTATAGAGGCGCTGAGGGTTTGGGTGATATGGTGGTCTTGCCCACCGCTGTTAATTTCAGAGAGAACGAACAGATTGAAAAGCTACTCCGCACCATAGATAGCCTTGGCAAACGCTTCAGTTGCGTTGTGGTGGACACAGTGGCCAGAGCATTGCTAGGCGGCGAAGAGAACTCAGCGACCGATATGGGGCTGTTTGTGGGTGCGTGTGATGCGATTAAGGCGCATTGTGGTTGTGCGTTGGTGGCTATCCATCACAGTAATAAGTCTTCATCGGCTGGCATTAATGCTATGCGCGGCTCATCGGCTCTTGCTGGTGCGGCTGATACTGTCATTAATGTACAGCGCGATGAGGATGTCGTCACAGTCACTATGGAAAAGCAGAAAGACGCAGATCCGGCTGACCCGATGAAATTCGATATGGTCAATGTGGCTATGTTAGGTGATACGTCAGTCGTGTTGTGTCAGCAGGGTGGCGAGGGCAGTACGGCGAAGGGCGGCAAACCGAAGAGTGTTAGCCTCAATAAACGTCAGCAAGATGCGTTACAGTTACTGCGTAATATGATTATCGACAACAAGGGTCAGAAGGTGCGGATTGAGCATTGGCACGATGCGCATAAGCGTGATTGCCCCGATTTATCGCCCGGCAACCGAAGGGATGCCCGAAGAGCGTTGTCTGACAAGCGTGTGATTTTGATGGGAGATGGGTTTGTATGGTTATCAAGGGGTTACGATGCCTAAATCACACCAATCACACCAATCACATCACGAAATCACACGCCGTGTGATAAATGTGTGTGAT